TTAGTCTTGTTGTACTGACTCATCTACCAGTACTACCTTGTTGATCTTATAGACAACATTGCCTTCTTCATCCTTAACTAATTCAACGATACCGGATTGAAGCAGAGCACCAACGAAGTTGGTTAGGTCCACCTTGATTGCATCAACGTCGGAACGTAGTGCATCAATCTTAATATTATCTCGATACTTATTTGACAACTCTTGCTCAGCCATTTAATTCCCTATCTATTGTTGGACTATGTAATCACCTTGGTAGTTATTTATTACATCATTTCTTAGCATAACACCCCACGCATTTTTATCTGATATCTGACAAGCGGCATAGTTTACGAACAGCGTGACGTAATCCTTACCATCAGCAGCGTGTGGACCAAAGCGGTTCTTAACAACAGCTACCTTCAACTCACCATTGGATGGGTCATAGCCCAGCGTTAGGATTAACGCCGGTAGCTGACTTACCTTGCCGTGAATAGCACGTCTAGCAGGTGGACTGGATGGGTTTCCATACTCACTCTGCTCGCTGACGTGGTGTAGTACCAGTACGCAGGCTTCGGTCTTACGTGCCATATCGTGGAGTTCCATCATTATCGCACGCAAGCCAGCCCACTCATTGTCAGTTTCTGCTGCAACGTTCATTAAGTTATCTACAACAATTAACTCTGGTGCTTTGCCATAGAGTTCTACATATGCTCTGATCTCTAACTCGATATCATCTAGTGAAGGCGATGAATCAAAGACCCATTTAATATGTTCTATCTTTGCAAAGTGTTTGTCGTAGTAGTTCTTATCCTTAGATAAGTTTGCCTCAACAGATACCTGTGAATGACCAGATGAAACAGATGCTGCTCTCATCATCACGGTTGTAGTATCGGTATCTGCTGAGAAGAAAAGGGTTGGTACGTCTGCCTTCATTGCATAGACAAGAGCGAACATAGACTTACCAGCGTTAGGTGCAGCAGCTACCATACAGACTTGTCCTCGCCGGAACTTAATCTGCTTGAGTGATAGCGCCTGCCACACGTCGGGAAGAGGTGTTGCTTTGGTAAGCACACCACTCCAGGCACGTGATAAGTCAAGCAACGCCTTCCCCCTTTAATGTTATCCTTCGTTTACGTCTGATTAACCTGCGTTCACCTTCAGTGACGCCTCCCCAAATGCCGTGCGTCTCATTCTGTATTCCCCACTCAGCACATTCTGCCTGATGTGGACATCTTCTACAGATTGATTTAGCCATAACCATCTCGGTTGTGTTATTACTTCCAGTCTCCTTTTCAGGAAACCAGAAGTCGCCACCTACTGAAGCGCAAGCAGGGTCCTCATAGAACCGAGGCTCGCGCACCGATCATCGAACCCAGATAGTTTCGCACTTGTCTGTCGCACCCTTTGGTGCAGCACACATATAGCCCTTCCAAGGTCCACGAGCTGAGGTACCGGTACGTAGTGCCATCTCTCCGTGACGGCAACTGTTAGATTCACCTGGTGTTGCATTAGCTACAACTGGTGTTGCATTGAAAGCCTGTGCCACTGCTGCAACTGTTGGTGCTGATGCAATATGTGTATTACCTAGTTCTTTACCAGTTGACTTAATCAATGTAGACACCATAGATAGATCTGTTAAACCTGTCTCTAGTTCTTGAACAGTTGCTGCATAAAGATTGATAAGTGTTCCGTCATTTAACTTGTAGTTAATCTGAAACTTTGTTCCTTCTGTAGCCATTTATTTTCCTCCACTTGGTTTGATGTTTAGTCTTGCTGTTTCCTGTCCAACACTTACTGGGACATAACCAATAAGTTCTTTAACTTTATCTTTGTCAACTGTCTCACGACCTTTAACCTTTGTCCAACTGATTTCAATACCACTAGCAGTAACTCCAATAGTACCCTCAAGAGATGACTTCAAGGAATCCTTTTCCTTTTCCAACTCTTTAATTTTCTCATCTATCTGTAGATATTTCAATGCGTGAGTATCAATCTCCGCGTCCTCAATCACGACTTCACTAAGGACGATACGTTCTTTTGTTAAACCAACACAACCCACCTCACCGGATGCGTCATAGTACTGGCAATAAAGTTTACAGAAGGACTCATCCTTCTCAGGCTCTGGCACTGTTGCCATTGCCTTGACCTCAGTTAACCACTCCAAAGCCTCTAGCGCAATATCTTCATCGTAGGGTTCTGAGTGAACCTTGACATCCTTCTCAGCACCATCACGAGCTATGGCAACTAGGTTGACAGTGTTAACTGTGTGACCATTCTGTGCTAGTAGATAGCCATAGATCTGTACCTGCCAACGCTGTTGCTTTGATGGGAAGTAAGAAAGGTTCTTGACCTTGCTAGTCTTCCAGTCAATGACTGCGCCGGTGCTAGGTATAAATAGATCCACGTGTGCTTTCATATCACCGTGTTCTACTGATGTTTCTACAAGGTAGTCCTTGCCATCTGGATCTAGGTGTCCGATTGCTTCCTCGATTGCAGCGTGGATAGCAGTACCCATAATCGCAGCGAGTTTAGATTGACCACCATTAGTCTCCGGTTGTGCGTTTAATCGGTACCACACCTTACGACGGCAACCACCTATCTCTGATGGTCCTACCTGTGTCTGTTTACTGCGATCACGAGAGGCATCCTTTGCGTGGAGTACTGTTAGTAATAGTTCTTTCGGATCTGTAATCATTGCGGGTTCCTTACTATTTTTACTGCCTTATGTAAGCCATCGTTATAGCCTTCTTCGTATTTGCCATAGGCAACTGGAAGATATTGATCTTCAATGTCTTGTGCGATCTGCTCACGCAGTTCTATCTCCATAATGAATGGAGCTGCTGATCTGCGACCAGACTGTAGTGCTTCTTCTATTGCATACTTAAGAGTCTTTTCCATTATCGCTTATCCGTATACTGTAGAAACGCATCTAAAGCATAAGCGCAGACGAAACCAATAAGCAAACCAAATAAAAATCCGAGCATTTATCTATCCCTTCTGTTGAGTAACTAATTGAATCGGAGGACAGGTGTTCACGTCAAGTACCGACGCGATCTTTACTGCCTTTTCTGCCACCACTTTAGACATCAGCAAGGACTTGTACGATCCAGGCTTGAGTGAGTAGAGATAGCCCAAGGCAAATGATCCACCGCTACCAGCTGCAAAGAGTCCACGCTCACTGGCGTTGAAGGATAGATCTGATCCGATAGAAAATAAGATTCCATCGAAGGCAATGAGGTAGGCGAAGTTGGAATCCTTATCTATCTCGTATCCATTATCCTTGAAGGCAGCGTAGATACTAGGCAGTACCCTCTTACCCATCCACTCCACCGGATCGTAGTTCTTATACGTTGGTGGTTTCCAATTAAAGGCGAGGATATCTCCAGGTCGTGAATCGCCCGTGATACCTATCAGGTAGTTGCCCACGCTTACGATCTTCGGAGTCTGCGTAGATATGATGCGCTGATCGTTATCGGTGATCTGACTATCGGAAGCCATCACTACGAAGTCAGGTCCTTGAATACCTACCAGAGTTGTCATTGGCAGATCATATCACGGCGTGTCGCAAGACACACTTATACCAGGCTATGAGTACAATATGAGCCGTAGGCGAATTAAACAGGCGGCCCTAGACGGGCCGAGAGGTAGGAGGCCCGACACTATGCGGCTCCGTCTACCAACCCTGCAATCTTTAGGATGGCGCAAGAGTACCCTTTCTAAGCCCTTTGGAGCCGATCTCAGAGGCTTAGGCCCTGTCCACGCCTGTACCTGTGGCTGTACCGTCTTCAACATTATGGCAGCCTTTGAAGATTATGATATAGCTTGGTGGCACCTTGACGGTACCTGTGCCAACTGCGGGAATCTGATAACAATTCCCTGTCCTGTGGATAACCCAGACAAATAAAAAAGAACCCCCCACCCAGGATTTCTCCTGAGCAGGGGGCAGTTGCCTCGCGCTTATGGGCTAATTACTTAGCACCACGACCAAACTCTTTTGCCTTTGGATCTAGTGACTTCCAAATTGGTGCAATGAAAGCTGATGCAAAAGCGTAGGCTAATGTCTTTGGATCTGTAACACCGGCTGCGTATAGCGCTACCACTGCTGGTACTGCTGCACGAGCATAGGTTGTTGCGATTGCGATTAACTTATCTACGTTCATTTTATCTCCTTATGATTTGAATACTGGCTTACCAAAACCAACGATGGCCACAGCCTGTGACCTACGTAGCTTCGAGCCATTCTTCTTTTTGTATGCACGAACCTTGCGGCAAACTTCTCCGCCGTTTCGCTGGTCACCCTTCTTATCTGGGCTGGTGTTGCCTTCGATACAGGTGACTGTGCCATCGCCGTTATCTTTAACGACAATGCCAACGTGACTGATACGAGACAGGCTATCTCCTGGGAAATCAAAGAAGACGATATCTCCTGGCAATGGGATGGCTTCTTCTGCCTTCTCCCACTGACCCTTCTTGATGAAAGCATCTGCTCCTGCTGGTGTGTATACACAGTTAGGGATCTTTAGCCCTACCTGATTAGCACACCAGTTGACGAATGAGCCACACCAAGGTTGGAAGTTAGCCTTAGTAAAGGCTCCATACTTTGTTTCGTTATCTTTAGGACCTTCGATGGTTCCAATTTCTGCTCTTGCTGTTTCGATAAACTTTTTACGCTGGCTCATTATCTTCCTTCTTTGGTTTGTCTTTTAGTCCGTTGCCTGCAAGTACTGCTCCTAGGCTTCCTGTAAGAAATACAGTTAGCGTAGTAAGTAGTTCAATGAAGGCTCTGTCATTTGGTGCTTGCTCACCCAAGGGTTGTGTTACAAATATCAATGCCCACAGGATTCCAAATACTGATCCTAGGAATACCACTCCTAGTATTGCTCCAATAAAAACAACAAGTCTTGCTTTAAGTTGCTCGTTAGTAAATCTTTGCCTAGCCATTGAAGGTACCCTCCGGAAGAATGTCTTTTGTGCAACTACCAGTTGGGATACATTGAGGCGGATTACACTCAGGTTTCTCCCAGTTCTCAAACTCTTGGCAGGGATATCTAACCCAACCTTGGTAACCGCAACCGCTAAGAGTTATTGCGAGAAAGAAGGATGCGATAAATCTCTTCAACCTGTCGCTCCAATCTGTTTACTGAATCTTTAACACTTGAACCACCATTAGGCTTGAGTTCATTGAGGTAGTGCTTTACTAGCCATCTGACTGCACCAGCAAAGCCACCGATAATTGTCATTACAGCAACAGCTACTGTTGCATAGTCTTGTGCTTGCATTAGATTGTCCTAATTGTGACTAGAAGTGTGCCGCCAAAACCAGAGAACCTCTTATCCTCTGGAGTCTTATTCATAAAGTCCATCTCTTCGATGATGCCTAGGTACTCTTCACCGGTTCTAAAGTCCTGAACGCGGATAGTGTCACCAACATTTTCAATGCCTTCTAGTTGAGACATACGCTGATAGGCAGATCCTTCAAAGCCCACTTCATTACCAAACTTGTCGCTCTCGTGGTCATAGCAGAAGACTGGGTATTGGATCAGGCGCTGACGGGGAACTGCTGGCAGTGACTTGAGTTGGTAGCCAGTAAAGAGTGGTCCCTTAGATACATCAGTAGTTGACCTTGACATAGTGAACTTAAATCCTAGATACTCTTGTGAAGTAGTTGGGTAGTTTACGTTGATCTCAGGAACTGTTGTTCCTTGTGAGAATGTACCGATGTTGTATGAATTATCTCTTGAGTCAATAGACTCGATAGCAATACCACCATTGCTTGTATCAATACGAGCTTGTAGCAGTTTATAGATCTTAGTTTCAAGTGTGTTGTAGCGGATATAACCGGTACGTAGGTAGCCTTGCGCTACTACGCTAGTTGTAGATTCTGCATAGATAGTATTACCTGTAGCAAATGCCAACCTGTCTGAGTTGCCAAAGAAGGCAACCTGAGATGCGGTTGCACCAGTACCAGCAGCAACAAGGTCCCAAGCCCAAGGAAAGAACAGAGCATTAGCTATGACAGTTGTAGATAGGTCAGTGCGTACTAGCCCTGCTTCACCGTCTACAAGTGTTGAGATGTAGGCATAACTATCCTTGAAAGCAATAGCGGTACAAGGGGCATCTCTAAAGAGAAGCGGTCCATACTGGATGTCTCCGGTTGCATCAGAGACTCCGACTCTAAAGCCAGCGCTGGTTGCAAGGATGGCATAGGTACCAAGGTAAACATCAAAGTCGTTGATGCGTTCACCAGTAGGCATATCAATAATAACAGTAGGTGTTTCTAGTGTTGGAAAACCTAGAGAGTTAGGAGTTGTTGCATCAATGCCAACCTTAAAGACAGAAGATGATGTTCCGTTTGGATCATAGCCTGAGATGTAGATAGCCTGTGGTCCTTCTGCAATACTCGACCATACCCAAGACGAATTAGGATGGGTGTATAAAGGAGTAGCAGGCAGCGCTGCAGAACCTGTAGCATTAGCATTAAGTTCATAAATGGCAGGACCGATAGCAGCAATAAGGCGCTGCTTTACATAGCGAATAGTTGCTCTGGTTACTGATGGAGTATTATAGATTTCGGAATCGGCAGGTGTTGCTCCTACTGAACCTTTATGTATCTTTGTGCCATTGATAAAGTAATAGTTTGAGCCATCAGTTGTAAGGCTAAAGATAGTCGAAGCAGTACCAGCTTGAGCAATAGTTGTTGGTGAACCTGCGCTAGTAATTTTCTTTAGTAGCGACCCATCTGTTACAAAGATGCAGTCATTGGTGCCATCATTGACACCGATCATCTGAGCAGGAGCTGCACCTGAATAGAAACTAGCAGTGTCATTAAGCAGGGTAGCCTGTCCTCTAGTCCAGACATCTACACCTTTAGACTCTGTGTATTGAAAGCGCAGTGACTCTTCTTGGATAGGCTCAAAATACTTAATCCCCGCCCCAAGATGGAACGAGGATTGAGATCTAACCCACCAGCCGGTGAGCGTCTGCTCACCAGGTTCACGAGTTTGGTCAATCTGTTGCTTACGATACTGCGCTGTGACTCGACGATAAGGTTGCTCATCGGATGCTGCAATGAAGAACGGTAGCCCTGAAAAGGCTACTTCGTAAGATGGCCCAGTTGGAATATAGGCGGTAGATCCTGCAGGGTTGGAGAGTACATAGGGTATTCCCTCGGTGATGTCGTCGCCGTATGGCACTGTTACTCCTTAGTTGTTTGTTATTGCTGCAATCTCTTCACCTGATAATCCAAGTGCTTGTAACTTTGCTTGTGCGCTGAGCTTTGCATCAGCCTTAGCCTGTTCTGCTGCCTCACGCTCTGCCTTCTCAATCTCAGCAGCCTGTGCATCTACTGCACGCTGCTCAATCTCTTCTGGGGTAAGGTCAATGTATGACTGTGTTCCCTTTGCTACATCTACTACAAGTTTCTTATCAGCCATTATTGATTGCCTTCCAGTCGGTTGTCTCTTCATCCCACACGTACATAACCCCATCTGTTGGGTATGGAACTGGTGCTTGCCACTGTGCGTTCTCATCCAGAGTCCACGATGGGAATGGCTGAGGTGCGTGGAACCAGTCATTTACTGGGTCATAGTGGAACCCAATTCCTGCGTAGTTCTTACGGATGTTTCCGTTGTAACTGGTCTTAACCCAGGTACCACCGAGTGATTTCATAAAGGCTTCGCCTTCATCTGGCTCGCTGTTATCGCCTACGAGTACACGTAGTACGATGTTGTTCTCATCAATCTCTGCCCAATGTGACATTCTATTTCTCCTTATGCTGCTGGGTATCTAATAATAACAATTCCTGAACCGCCGTTGCCGCCATTGGCCCCTGAACCGCCAGTAGCACCACCACCGCCACCGCCCC